TGGCGGCACGCCAACGCTTAAACATCACCGTTACTTCCGATGATCGGCCCGCCTTAACGGCGGGTTTTTTGTTGGGCGAACGGTACAGAAAGGAACAGGCCAATGGCCCTCACTACCGTTCAGACCAACAACAAACTCATCAAGTTCACAAGAGGCGTGAACCGTGAGTGGGTTCGTGAAAACCTCTTCGCCCCCTACATGGGCGAAAGCATCACCTCGATCATTCGCAAGCGCATGGAACTCACCTCCGGCGGCGAGCAGATGAACATTCCGCTGGTTGCCCGGCTCTCTGCAACGGCGATCGGCTCCGGCACTCTGGCCGGCAACGAAGAGGCCGTCGATAACTATGGCATGCGCGCCTGGATCGACTGGGCTCGTAACGCGGTCAAGACCAACAAGGCCGAAAAGCAGAAGGACTCCGCGGCGATCTTCGACGTGGCACGTCCGCTCCTGTCGGATTGGCTGAAGGAACTGAACCGTGACGAGATCATCGACGCTTTCTATGCGCTGGTTTCGGAGTCGGCGCCTGCCGGCCTCAACTCGTCCGCCGGCCAACGTGTCAATGGCGTCCTGTTCGACTCTGCAACCGCTGCCCAGCGCAATACCTGGGTTTCGGACAATTCCGACCGCGTTCTCTTTGGCAAGCTGAAATCGAACTATTCAGCGACCTTTGCCACGGCGACCGCGACGCTCGACACGACCGACGACAAGTGCAACCGCGCTGCCATGCGGCTGCTAAAGCGCATCGCCCGCGCGGCCAACCCCAAGCTTCGCCCGTACAAGAACACGGACGGCAAGGAATACTTCGTTGCCTTCCACGGCTCACGGACGTTCCGCGATCTCAAGACCGACCTGGAAACGATCAACAAGGATGCCCGTCCCCGTGAAGGAAGCGGGATGTCCAAAAACCCGATCTTCCAGGACGGCGACTTGCTCGATGATGGCGTGATCCATCGTGAGATCCCCGAGATCGATACCCGCGCACCGACGTTCTATACGACTGCGGGTGCCTCCGGCACGACCGAGGTCCGTCCGGTCTGGCTGTGCGGCCAGTCGGCGATGGTCATGGCCTACGGTCAGATGGCGAAGCCCACGCAGCTCGACAACACCGACTATGGTTTCAACCAGGGTGTTGGCATCGAGACCGCGTACGGCGTCGGCAAGATGTTCAAGAAAACCACCGACAGCAAGCTGAAGGAATGGGGCATCGCTACCGGCTTCTTCGCTGCTGCGGCCGACTCGTAACCCCGGACATGAGGGCGGCGCAAATGCCGCCCTTTTCCCTCACATAGAAGGATAATCAATCATGTCCACATCGGGCATTGCCCGGAATGACGGTTCTCAAAACGTCCATTTCATCGGCAAAGACATCGCTTACAACACGGTCGGTATCGGAACAGCCGATACCGTCAAAGTCGGGCGCATCCCGGCTGGCTCTCTCCTGATTAACGCTTATGTCCGCGTCACCACAGCCTTCAACGCTGCGACCGCGAACGTCTTGACGGTCGGACAGAACGCCACGGCCAATACGGACATTGTTGCGGCTGGCGAACTGAACGAGGGCGCAACGGGCACGACCGTTGTACTAACGGGCGCGTCACTGACGTTTGCAAACGATACCGACATCTACGTTCGGTACACGCAGACGGGCACGGCGGCCACGGCCGGCGCTGCAACCATCGTCATCACCTACATCCCCCCGAACTGGTAAGGAACCATAATCATGACATCTCTTGTTGTTGATGGGGGCGTTGATGGCTACGGCCAGGCGACCTCCACAGGCGCGGCTCTGCTTGTTGACGGTACTACCGTCTTTACGATTGCCGGCGGACCGATCCTCGTTACCCATCTGCTCTCCTATGTGATTGTTGGCGGCGATACTACCGCGGCAACCCTGAAATGGAATGCGGATGGCACGGTCGGGGCGGCAACCGACTTCACCGGCGCATCATCGGCTCTGACCAGCCTTGCTGCTGGCGGCGTCGTTTATTGCAACTTCACGACACTTGCCACCGCACCTGTCATCACTCAGACGGCCGGCGTTGCATTGGCAGGACCGACGACTTCGACCGGCGGCGGCATCTACGTGCCGGCCGGAATCATCAAGATGGTGATCGGATCTGGCCCCACCGTAACGGCAACCTACCAGCACTTCATGCGCTGGATTCCTCTCGCTCGTGGCGTGACCGTCACGGCTGCATTCTAAGGAGACATGAAACATGAGCGGGCCTTCAGCACGCGTCAATCAATCGCAGACGGTTCACTTTCTGCGAAAGCGTATCACCTATCTCAACAACGGAGCTACTATCACGGTCGGGAAACTCCCGGCCGGTGCCTCCGTCATCGGCGGCGGCGTTCACATCGTCACGGCTTTCAACGATTCCGGTACGGATACGCTGATCGTCGGTTTCATCGGCTCTACGACCGACGACAACGCATATGCAACGCTGCTCGACCTTTCTGCGGTCGGCTATATCGTTCTGGATGAACTCGCGGCAACGACCAACATTCAGCAGACGGTGGAAGCGACTGTGACTTGCGTTTACGCCGGTCAGAACAGCAATGCGACCGCCGGCACGGCGGATGTAATTATCCAATACATCCCGAATACGGACAACTGAGGGGCGCGGGGCTTCGGCCCCGATCTCCTTTCAATCGAGGACATCCATGCCATTCATCATCCGGACTGCCTCGGTAGCGCTGGCGCTTCTTATCGCCGGTTCTGCCTCTGCGTCCACGCTCAAGATTCGCGAATATACCAGTCTTGGCTCATCCAGTACGGGGGGCAACTCAGCGCAGGTTGCCCAAGAGCCGGGAAAAGTGGATCAGACGCCGGTCACGTTCACGGGAACGCCGGGATCATCGGCAGCATTTGCCAATGATACGAATTTTATCATGATCACCGCTGATGCCCAGTTTTGTTATGCAGTCGGAAGATCGCCAACCGCGACCACCAACATGATCAGCATTCCGGCGGCCACGCCATTCTATATCGGCGTGTCAGGCGGCGACAAGATTTCTGCGATCGCGTGTCCATAACGGAGAACGAAGAATGGCTAAAATTACATGGCTTGGCGAGGATACCCAGGAGTATGCCGGCCCATCGTTTACGACCTGCTTCGACATGAAATTCCCGAAGGGGGTTGCGGTCGAAGTGACGGACAAAGATACGATCGCACGCGCCAAGCGCAACAAGTTCTTTGAGGTATCAGGCGTTCCAGGCCGTCCGCCGAAGAGCGATCATGTCGAAGACCCGAGCTGAAATCCGCTTCAAGGCACTGGCAATCCTCACGGGCGGGGATGTCGGCGCCGATCCATCTGCGGAAGATGCGGAAGCGCTGGACGGCTATATTGATAGCGAAATAGCCGAAATCAACGCGGATGGCACGACCTATATCGCCGACGCCGACGCGCTCGATGACGAACTGTTCATGCCGTTTTCCAAGCTCGTTGCCAATGCAGGCGCGGACGAGTTTGGCGGCAAGTCGGATGAAGCCAAGGCGATGCAACTTCGTAACCGCATTCGCGTTCTGACACGGCAAACGCCGGGGTATGGGCCTCAAGTCGTGGAATTCTTCTAGTGGCGCACATCCCGTTTCCGCTTTCCTCAGCTCCCGGAGCTACACCACAGGAAAGCGCAGGCAGGCTGATCAACGCATATGCAGAGCCGCTTGGACGGGTTGTCGAGGCTGACAAGAAAACCGCGCCGCCTCCCGTTGTCTGGCGCAAATGTCCGGGCCTCGCACTGTTCGGCACGTCCGGGCAGACAGGATATCGCGGGGCGATCCTGGTTGACAGTACGCTTTACGCAGCATGGTCAGGCAAGGTAAGCAAGTTCACTTCAGCGGGTGCTGAAACTCTTCTCACGGGCTCGTTGACGGGCACTGAAAAGGTATTCTGGGCGCGCAACAACAAGGCAACGCCTGACGTTGTTTGCGTAGCGCCTGGCACGGGGGCTTTCTCGGTATCAACAACGGCAGTCAGCGCCTTCGCAGATGCCGATGTTGGCGCACCAAACTCCGTCTGCTTCATGGACGGTTATTTCATCTTCTCGTATGGCGATGGGACGCTGCAGGCGTCCGGCCTGAACGACGTGACGATCGCAACGACCGATAAGACCAAGGCACAATCAAAGCCGGGCGGGCTCATACGCTGTCTGAGTTTCAACGGTCAGTTAGTGGCGCTGGGGCCTGTGTTCGGTGAGGTCTATTCCAACACGGCCAATCCGACAGGCTTCCCATTTACGCGCTCCTATGTGCTGCAGAGGGGGCTTCTCAGTCCTTACGCCGTAGCTGGTCAAGAGGACGGGTTCGGTTCGTCGCTGATCTGGGTAGCCGATGACAATTCGGTGGTTCAAGCCAATGGCTCACCGAATCCGCTGAAGATTTCTCCGCCTGATCTTGACAGGCTGATTGCGGCGGTCACGACCAAATCGACGCTGGAAGCCTTCGTTTACATCGCGCAGGGACATCCCAAGTGGGTTCTGAAATGCCCGGCGTGGTGCTGGGAATTCGATCTCGGCTCGCAGAAATGGAACGAACGCAAGAGCTATCTTGTGGACACATGGCGCGCGGTTGCAAGCTGCAATGCGTTCGGGAAGTGGATCGTTGGCGACGCCGCGCTCGGCCGGCTGCTCTATGTCAGCGATACCGCCTATGACGAATATGGAAGCCCGCTGGTATTCCACATCGAAAGCGGAGCGGTTCAAAACTTCCCGGCAAGAACGCGCGTCACGCGGGCGGATTTCAATTTTGTAACGGGTGTAGGTGTGGCTACCGGCTCCGACCCGACCGATACCGATCCCGAAGTCGGCATCACATGGACGCAAGACCTCGGAGTAACATGGGGAAACGAGATCACCCGAAAGCTCGGGCGGCAGGCGACCCCGACCCAGATCACGGTTTTACGCACGGGAATGACTGGCGCGCAGGGACGGCGCTGGCGCTTGAAGGCGTCGGCAAACGTAAAGATTGCGTTTTTGGGCGCATCGCAGAGCAACACGCTGCAACAGGCTAAGTCGAGCTGACATGAGCAAACCGTTTCCGGGAAATGACGTTCCGCTTGTCGATCCACAAACCGGGCTGATCAACCAGGTTTGGTATTCCTATTTTCAGGAACATCACAAACTCGCTCAGTTGCCGGATGTGTCAACGACCGCGCCGACC